TCAAATTTATGAGCTAAATAACCAATAATATCATCGGCCTCTAATCCATCAATACTAATAACAGTAACAGGTAAACATTTTAAATACAATATTAAACGTTGCATTTGGTTGTTTATACTTTCCGATTCCTCTTCTTTAGAAGCGAATATGGAATAGTTTGTCATACGATTAGCATTACGATTAGCTTTGTAATCGGGAAATAAATTTCGTCTAGCACTCGAACCGCCAATGCCATCAAATACAATTACTACTTTTGTTGGGCTAAGCATCTTAATAGCATAACCAATTGACTTAAGGAAGCCAGTTAAACCACCTATGTGGTGGCCGTCTGCATTGAGATGATTAATCATAGTAAACGACCTCAAAAAAGCATTGAGGCCGTCTATGATTAAAATTGAATTAAGTGAAGTGCGTTTGTCAGGTTGAATACTTGAAATTAAATCAAAGTATTTATTCTGCATTATTATTATCTATTTCTATCATAGGAGATATTTTGCTACTTTCATCCCATTCGCTATTATCTTCTACAATTTGTAATTCATCTACATTGGTCAGTCCTTCAAACCACTGATTAGCGTGTTGTTTCTTATAAGCTTTAATTGCATTATCCTCATCAGAAATAAATCCATGAGGAGTAGCAACTACAGTTGATGAGGTTGCAACACCACAGTCAGCGTGAATTTTGTCAATTGCTATTTTAGTACGCTTTGCAAACTCAACATTTTTTCCGTTTTTAACTGCTTTGATTTTAGATGTACCACTATTAGTTACATTACCAAATGTAATAACGAGTGAAGCATCCCAATACATTGCATTACCACCTTTATTTGTCATTCTTGGTTGAGACATAGGCGTTAAAGCTGGTTGAACACCTGTCTTATTAATTACAAAGAATGTATTTGTGTAAGGATATTTTTCCTTACGTGATAACGGAAATTGTTGGTTGATAAAGTTACCAAACTGAGTAGCCATAGCACCAGCATTCCACATAGGATTGTTGTTACCTTGTTTAACACTCATTTCACACGGAATAGAACCTACTGAATCCCATAAGAATAACAAGTCATAAGGTAATTTACCTTTAGCTTGATCATTTAAAGTATCAGCTATAAAAGCAGAAACATCTTCAATTGTATTTAAAGATGATCTATCAACATAAATGAAGAATCCTTTATAGTTAATTACTTCGCCTGTTTCTTCATCAGGAACAGCATCTAATTCTAATCCCATTGTTTGAGCGTGAGCAAAGTCCCACTTCATCTCAGTAATGATGAATACAGGCAGTATGCCCATTTTTTGGGCACTAACTGCTGTTTCAATCATTAATGTAGTTTTACCAGTGTCAGAGCCTCCTCTAGCAATAGCAACATGGCCCATAGGAATACCAGGAATAGATAATGCATCTCGAACTGCAGGAGAGAATGGAATCCACTTCTGCTCTTTGAATTTAGTTGTTTCATCCAAGAATTTAGATTTCTTGTATGCATTAATATCAAAGGATTTTTTTAACGATTCAGATACTACTGATGTTAAGTTTTTTTCTTTGGACGTTGCCATTTTTAGTCATTGAAGAGTGAATCAAATTTGTCTGTTGCTGTTTCTTTAGGTTTTACATCTAAAGAGTAAGGTTGAATTGGAGCATTAATGTCCTTCAAAAAATCATCTTCATCATCAGTAGCTGCTACTGTTGGAGTTGATTCTGTTGTAGTTTCCTCTTCAGGGTTCAACCATTTTTGTAATACATCTTTTAATTGATCATAAGTATACTTACGATTAATTGATAAAATGTCTGGTTGCTCGTTTAAAGCCTTACCTACTAATGCTGAATCCTCAGAAATAGGAGATGTTTTAGGTTTAATACGAAGAGTACATTTAATACCTTTTCTTCCAGCAATAACATCTTCGATCGCTTCAACTGTAAAGTCTCTACCGTCTGTAATGTCTGTAAAGTCACCATAATCTTCATCTGAAGCAATTCCCATTAATTGGTCATTTACTAACTTACCTACTTCCCATAAACGAACACCTGCACTCTCTTCACCGCGAACGATTACTGGAGCAAAATAGCGTGTTTTAGGAGAAATTTTGTTAGCTAATTGCCAATCGTCTTTATCAGCTGATTTACGTAATTTCTTAGCGAAATCAGTGATTGGATCCTCTTCGCCCCAATTGTTTAGAGCTAAAATTGGTCCTTTTGAGAAGCCATAGTGCATTTGAATTTCACGTAACGGCCATTCTTTACGGAATGAGTTCGGGATAATTCTGATTTGGTACTTGCCTGGTTTTGGTTTCCAGAAAATTTTTGTGTAGTCGATTTTTTCACGACCTGCTGATTTGTTAGCATTAGCCTCAAGCTTTTGCTTTACGAATGATAAATCCATAACTTATTTTTTGTTTAAACTTAAATATACGATCTTAAAATGAGACAGCCAAAATTACTTACTAAAATCTATAATTTTATGTATTGCTGTGTCTAATTTGCGTAGGTTAGGTCCGTCTGTAAGTAATATACAGTTCTTGTAATTATTCCATTCAATGATGAAACTTTTATCTAAAAAACCATTATTTAATTCTTTAATCAATGTATTTAAAGCATTGATTGTATATAGTGAATTAGTTTCTTTCTTGCGATGTAATAAGATAGTATTAGCCATTGGCATCTCTGTTGAGTTACCTGAGTCTATGTTGTAAGTACACATTAACTCATCGCTTTGTGGAGATTCTAAAATAAATATTTTATTAAAGAGAATAGCGTAACGGCGATTGATTGTGGCTACTGTATCGTCCAGATCTGCTGGAGAGGTGAATGTACAGAATAATTTGTTCAAATCTAGTATGTTGTTTATTTCCATAATAAATATTTATAGTTTCTCCAAACCATGATACGTTTTACCTTGCTTAATATTGACCGGATAGTCCAATATATTTATTATTTCTTGAATCAAATTACTATCTTCCTTACTATAGTCAAATAAAAACGCATCATAAGTATACAATACTAACTTTGTTTTTTTACCTTCTAATAAATTAAATACCAATTCTAATAATTCAACATTTGTTGATGTTTCTTTACTCTGAACTATATAATTAAATAACTTTGATTTAGTCATATTAGCGTCAGGCATAAATATCTTATTTTCTGTCTCATATTTCCCTCCATATTGGTACGTGTCCCACATATCATCTATAAACATATTTACATCTTTAAAAAATGGTTTATATTGATATTCAGGCCAAACGCCACCATATAGCTGCTTAAATGTTAATTCTTTAGCTTCTTTCTGTGTTACACCTAATAATTGGCCTAACATCACATATGTGTTAGCATCTTTAGGAAAATGAAAGTTAACCATTTCACCGATTAATCGTGGGTGATACCCCTGAAAATCTAATTCAACAAATTTATCATTTTCTGGTTTGAAACATGCACGTTCGCCGTCATCTTTATGTAGAGCCGCGAAATTAATGCTATTAAATGTGTTAGATGGGCGTGAAGTGGTGGTATATAGGTTGTATTGAGTGTATATTTTACTGCGATTTAAACTAAATTGAGGGTTTGTTAACTTCCCCTGGTAATAGTCAATGAAGCAGTTTTTATCGACCTTAATGCCGTTGGTTTCAATATTATAGAACACATCTGCTGTGCGAAAATTATTAAATTGAAACGTTGTGTCGCCTAGTGTATATTGTTTGATAATAGGCAACGCCATGTTGAATATTGCCTCGTTTATTTCGTAATGTTTGCTGATTGGGATTAAGCAGTTAACGTTAGACAACGTATTGTGCTTGCTATAGTAGTAGCTAATGCACGCGTTGTCTAACGATTTGATGTCAACAGGTTCGAGGAAATTTACGTCGAATAATTTATCTGATAATGGGTAAAACCAGTGTAATGCTTTTTTCTTATCTAATGTCCATAATTTACCTGTATGATATAATAACCAATCAAGTAATTCTATTTTATCTATGCCAAGTGATTCGTTATGGTTTAAACACAGTATATATCCCTTCTTATCGTTAAGTGGTCTAATATAGACTAAACTTAAATCGGTAAGTGAAGGGTGAAAATTATCATTGGTAGGTATAAACCTAACAAAGCAATCCTCGAATGAATGTGGTAGTTGAGATGATTTCTCAATGATGTAAAACATAACCTTTTTATTATCCTAAATGTAAGACTTTAA